GTAATAGACCTAGAGCATCTGTATTGTAATACAGCATCTTGGTGTTTTCTACGTCAGAGAAGTCCTTTGGTGTGAATATATTCACAGCGAACTCAGTAGGAGTATCTGATTTAGTCTCCCAAGATATGTTTCTCGCTATCATCATAGATGGGTATAGTCCAGCGAAATCAAATGCTGCCACACCTAGATGAAGACCATTCGTTCCTGCTTCCAATGGGTCATATACCATAGCACCATCATAGTCAACTCTGTCTTCCTTCCTACCTGTAGGGGCCTTCCATGATGCATTTCTCATGAAGTATATGCCTCCCATGTGACTAGCATAGAAACAAGCATCGAATGGTGCTTTCAGAAGACGCTGAAGGGATACTATCGCCTCACTGGTGAAGTTTTCCTCATCGATTCTCTTGATTAGGTCAACATCCAGTTTAGCATACTTGAGATATGTGTCAGTATCCTCCAACCATCCTCTTGAGAAGAACTCAGACTTCTCAGGGAACTTCTCACTGACTAGTTTCTGCTCATTCAATACTTCTGTTGAGATATAGTCCAATGACATCGAAGGTAGTGTGCCTCTTTGCGAATCATTCCACTGTCTCTCGAATGCTAGGTCTAAATTTAGCGTTATTCTTCCCTTGATTGGCTGCTCGATAGGAGAAAACGACTCTTTTCTGAACGTGTAGCCATCTTTTGACTCGTAAAAGCCCGTTATTTCCAACATTGGAGAGATAATTCTCGCATCAATGCCGTTTTTCACGCATCTTTCTAATAGTTTTGGTAAATCGAACTGATTTCCGAACCATGATATAAGCATATCAGGGTCATCTAACACTATTCTCGTTAGGAACGATAATAACATTTCATTCTCGTTATTGAAGATTAATATATCTTTAGATTCATAATGATTATCTTCAGGAAACCATGCATATTGATGAAATACCTCTTCATAGTTATCATACGCTATAATACAAGTAATAGCACCACTATGTTCACCACCTTGTTGCCATTCCATATCCCAATAATACTTTCTTAGTCGATATTCGGGTATGTTTTGTATTCTGTCAACGGCATACCTGTGATGATAGGGTACATCAGCCTCGTATGTCTGATTAAACGCTCCTTTTACATCCTTCATGTGCTTTGGATGATTAGGAGTATAGTATACCTTCGATAGAGACTCCCCATCTAGGTTCAACGCACAGTCATGCTCATATGTAAATTCAAATGGAGATGTCTTCTTACTCCACTTGTTAGATACGAAGGCACTTTGCTTGTTAGCATCCTGCTTCTTGACGTAGAAGTATGGCTGGAAATCATTGTGGGAGAGAACCTCTTGTCTTCTATGTGGCTTGTCTCCCTCTCCTTCCCGCCATCTAATACAGATGCCTTCATTCGTTGGTGATATTATCATGGTATTACCTTTCCAAATATGGTGCTTTCAAAAGCATCCTACTACCTGAACGAATCAATACTGGGAAATCATCTTTCAGATATATGCTCGTCACACCGTCTAGTATAGAACTAAATGCTCCTGTTATCTCAACAGTTGACTGCTCACCCATTACTGCTAGAGTGTCGATTATAGTGCAATAGTTCTGTACAGTTCCGCTTCTACTACTCGATAGGGTGAAGTTCTCGCCATCATAGTCAAACTTGTACCTCGCTGTCTTCAACACATCACAGCCCTTTGCCGCATCGACCATGACAGCATCATTCACAATCACATGTGTCTCAAAGGAAGTGTTGTTCTTTCCAAATGTAGGCATACCCTCAGTTGGTATTACAGTGTTCCTTAGTCTCTCAATCATGGCATAGTGCCTATGTCCGACAGCAATACCAAATGATGCTGTTTTACTTGCTGTCTTTAGGTTCACATAATCACCTATGGTGACTATGACATCACCACTAAATGTCTTGAGATACTTGGAGAATGTCTCTATATCGATAGCACATTCTCCTATGTCTTCTACAGTATCTAATGGTATGAAGGAAGAGCAAACGGTGCTAAGGTCTGCATTATATAGTTTAACACCGTTTGGCTCAACAACAACATATGCTGATGGGGAAAGGTTTCTTCTTCCTACAGATGCTCCATTGGGATAGTCGCCTCGCATTAGGATATCATTCAGATTGTTGATTAGTATCTTGCTATCCACAGTGAACCTCATAGTTTACCATTCCTTAATTCATCTATACCGAACCACTTGTTATCTCCATTCGTGGAGAATACAACCCATTCCTTACCTACGAGGTCGGGATTCGTCTTACTTGCCTGTAGTTCTGCGACGTAGTTAGTGACAGTACCCGACTTCATTCTCTTGATGTGAATCATCTGATTGAATCTAGCCGGAGTTGACTTGTGCCAATCGGGTACTTCACCTACAGGAACAGGGACAGCGATTCCCTCATACACAGGTTTCATGTGTGTAATCAGGAATCTGTCTGCATTCACTGACAGGAAAGCATCAAGCAATCTGTTGTATATCCTGTTTCTTATCTTCCAATCCAAGGGAGTCACAGATACGGAGTCTGTGTCTTTTATGATAGAACCTGACTTAGATTGATTCTTAGCCAAATGCTCTCTCAAAGCGTCACTGGACCCTTCGTATGCTTTGTCAACACCATCAAGAATAAACGCCTTGGTGTTCTTATCCTGATTAGTCTCTTCCTTTACCATCTCGATGAAGGCATGGGCATTGTTGAAACTCTCGTTCCAATCAATAGACCCATCACTTGACATCTCAAGGGGATTGAATATAACGATATCATCAGTTCTATTCCATCCAGCATCCCATGTGGGTTCTGCACCATTGTCGAAATCCAAGACGAATATCTTCATACCCTTCTCTATTTCTTCAGGTGTTCTGCAATCTAGAGCAGTGCCGGTCTTACCGACTTTAGGATTACCTGTGATAGAACATAGTAGATATGACCTATCCCTTTCCTTCCTGAGTTTCATCTGCTCAAGAATCTTGGCTTTCCTTTCCTCAAAGGATATTCTGCTCACTGTTTCTTCTTTCTTCTCGTTGTTATTGTTCGTCCAACTCATATTTATTCCTCTTATACTCAATTGGTATTGTGTTTCCATTTGCTCTGCTGTACTTGTCCAGCAAATCATTCAGTTCCTCTAACGAGGAATGAATTCGTATCTCCTTGCCTGATACAGTATGGAACTTAATCCAATACTCACCAGTCTCGGTGTTCCTTCGCCATGTGGCGAAGTCTATGTTCTTGAAGGGAAGAGCAAAAGACGCACCGTGTATGAAATCCTGCGTCACCTCAAACATCAGAACCAGTCCGTGTTATCCTCGACTGAGATTGCAACAGGCTCGGCTGTTCCTCTCTTCTCTATTGCGTAAAGTCCACTTACATTGATTGTGGCAGAATTTAGATTACCGTTCTCATCTCTTGATTGAGATGTTCTGCCCACTACAATGACATTAGAACCAATACCGAAATCTAGTTCGATATGTGGTGGTATCCAACAGGTAGTTCCTGCAAAGCCATCACCATCATAGTCGAAGTCAGAGTTCAAGTCTGTAATCGATATGATGCGGTTGCCGTTCTTCGTGGGGTTCATGTTCATGCTTGACACAGAACCGTCAGTGACAACGAATCTCTCGTTGTAGTTCTTCATGGCAGCGAGGCCATGATACCTGTCTAGGTCTAGCAGTGGAGAGTAGTTGTCCTCACAGAACTGCATAAGCATCGTATCCATAGATATTGCACTAGCATCTCTCTTATCCTCAGAGCCATCAGGTAATGACTCGTTATAGATTAAGGATGCAAGGGTAGTGTCTGTTGCACCATGTATCTTCAGTTTGTCATTGCTGTTCGGGATGCACGTAAAGTGTACCAACTCGAAAGTCTTAGGCTCAAAGCCCCTGCTTGCCTCACCCTTGTAGTTGAAGAAATAGATACCGAATCCATTGTCTTCTACTTCACCGATGAATATGCCGCTTCTCCTGTATTCCTCTACAGGAAGTGGTCTGCCGTAGTTCTTGTTCGGGTTCATTCCATATGCCTTCATAGCATCTAGTGGGATGATGTGAACACCATCACCTACGTCTATTGCTGCTGCATGTAGGCTATCTGATTCCATAGACCGCTCTTCGCCGTCATGCATTCTTCTAACGCTGAACTTACCGCTTGCTATGTTCTTCTCTACTATGGCGACTTTACCGTTATTGTAAGTCATATCAGCAGAAACCATGTATTCCTTCTTTACTCTGTCACGCTGCATTGCCATCATGTCCCTTGCTTCATCAAGAGAGATGAAGAATCCGAAAGCCTTCTTGAAAAGAGAGCCACCGCTGTTGGTGTTGCTCTTGCTGGCTTGTCTTGCACTGCTGAAATACTGTCTCCAAAGAGACAATACAATCAGAGTATCGGAATCCTTGTTGAGATTGTTCTGTGAACATATCTCATCCACCTTGGCCCAAGCATCTTCTGATGCCATCCCAAGGAGTTCCGCTCCTTTCTCTACTTCGTTCTTCAGTTTCATTTCATTTTCACTCATTTTTATCACCTATGTTTTTCTTTCTTTCTTCATATTCTGACTTCGGGCCGTCAAGTGCCTCATCATATTTTACGTCGTTGATGATACGACGATACTGGTTCCGTGTGCAGCCGAACCTTCGCTGATAGTAGTTATCTGTCCAATATTTCTTTTCATTTTCTTTATTCATTTTATTACCTCCTATTCATCTCATAATTATATGAGTGCAAAATGTATTCTTCCCATT